CACCCCTCACGGGGTGAGCTAGTGCGTAAGCACTAATACCGGTTCATATTTCAGAACACGGGTGCCTTGTTCACATCAGCGGAGATTGCGTATTATGCCGATAAACCTCAAAGGTGAAACACGTTATGATACACGTGGATTACCAGAGGGGTATGATCCTCATAAGCTATATGAGTATCGGCTTGATACAGCAATTAAGAATAGCTCCGGCCTTGAGTCGTTCTTGTACAAGATTATGCCCTACAGTATAGTTAAGTCTCTGGCTTTCGCCATTGACCCTACTGCACCGTATAAGGTATCTTCGAGTCCAATTACACCTGCAAATCGAACCAGAATCCGAGCTATGGCCTCTGTTTTACAACAGGGGACATTTCTTAGATATAGGACTACGACTTTCAACAGCCAAGTCACGAATTATCGTGGCGTAAGCTTTTGTAGTTCGCCCTATTATGAATCGACTGCAAGTACCAATCTGATAGGTTCTGATCCATTTCATGTTCAGAGTACCCTACCAGATCGGGCCAAGGACACTACGAAACGAACACGTATATTCGGGAGTGATCGTGGGACCTTTGAAAGTTTCAAGGGTCACATTAACTCTCCTGGACGTACAGTTCGTCGTCGTACTGATTCGAACGAAATATATACTTCGACTTTCACCAATGAACCAACCTGTACGATGGTAGGTGGTACTTACCAACGTAGAAGGTATGGGACAGAGGAGTATCGAAGTGAGTTTCGTCCGTTCGGCGCTACTCTGTCGGTGAGTTCCTTTAATCAACTGAGAGACGGAGAAATCAACTATTGCAAGGCGCTCTGCCAAAAGCAGGCGATTAGCATGTTGAAAAGTGTAGAACCCCTCGCGGGGGAATACACTCTTTTCCGTAACTTGGTTGAACTTCGCGATGTTCCGCGGTCGGTTGCACAACTTAAGCAAACGGCTTTAGATCTACGCAAAGTCTACCTGTCGCTGTCACATTCGCCTAAAACCCGCAAGGTAATTTTCAACCTTAAAGGTTTAGCGAAGGACGTCCCTAATGAGTACTTGTCGTACCATTTTGGATGGAAACAGCTATGGAGGGATCTCAACGACTTGTTGGCTTTACCTGAGAAAACTTCTAAGAAAGTTAACTTTCTTATGAGTCGTAACAAGCAGCCAACGACGCTCCGGGCTAAGAGAATTGTTCCCTCTTATACTGGGACGGGAGTCTCTGGATTCGATTATCGACAGTCTTCCGACGACTATTCTTTACAGACTAGTAGTCATATCGAGCGGGAGTCCGAAGTTCGGCTTGTTGTAAACCGAACCTGGGATTTTCCGCCCGTTAATTCTGTCGAGTTCAAACGGCACGTATTCGCCGAGCGAACAGGAATCATACCACGTATCACGGATATCTATAACTTAACACCGTGGACGTGGCTAGCTGATTGGTTTACAGGTCTAGGGAATTATATAGATCTCATAGAGACTATTAATTCCAAAGATTCTGGAATCATCAACTGGGGCATGATTTCTTGTGTTACCACAGGAAAGCTTGTCACCGATTTCCAATCGCAATCCACATCGTATCGAACATTGCAGATTGACGGCGGTCCGATTCAGAGTGAAGAGTATTACACTCAGAATCGTCACCAAAGTCAATTCGTCTACAGGTGTCACACCCGTAGTGATGTCGCTACGATCCTTGATCTGAACATTACTTCTGTGCCGACTACATTAACGGCTTATCAGAAGTCTATCCTTGGTGCGCTTATAGCACAGCGGGCCAAGTTTAGGGTCTAAGACATTCTGTCTTAGGTCCAACATTTATTTCACAAGGAGACGTCTATGCTTGCCGATCCCGTCACTGTTGCAGCTGCATCCCCCACTCCCGCGCTTTCTTTCACCATGGTGAAGCAAGACGGTTATGGTTCTGAACGTGTTGACTCTGGTGGTAACGGTTATTCCGTTATCATCAATCATTCTCGCCCTAAAGGCGGTGGTGATCGTCACTACGTCCAGATTTTGCAGACTGTGAATGCTACAGACCCCTACTCCGGTTTGACCCGGAAGCAGACGGCTTCTTGTAGCATTACGATATCGCGTCCGTCGTTCGGATTTACCGATGCACAGATGATTGCACTGTGCAAGGCGCTGACCGACTTCCGCGATGCCGCTACCGTGACTACCGCTAGACTTCTACAGTTCCAGTCCTGATACTTATAGCTTAACGCTCGGGTATTGAAACCCGCATAAGGAGGCAATAATGCACCCTAATGATTCGTATCGCACTGGACTTGTGGTTGCTTCTGTGCTTCGGGTTGGGATGTTACTTGGGTTACTGGCTATCATGGCCATGACCTTCGTCGCATGCTCAGTTCCGAATCCCAGAGACATCCTTCCAAGGATGTCAGCGGATGCCGACATTAGTCGGCGAGAGGAAGCTCAGACTCGGAATGACGAACCCCATAGTGGAGGATGTCATGAAAAGTCCGATAGTTCTCTTAGAAAGCCTCTTACATGACTGTAAAAGGCTTAATCCTGATGTGCAAGGCCTTAATCGCGATTTACTCACGATTAAGAAAAGGTACGAAGAAGAAGGTTACGGATTCCTAACCGTAGCCTTACCTGCTTTAGACGCGGCCTTTGTTCAAGGCTTATCTACTGGCAAGTTCACCTGTCCGATGGGATTTAAACGTTCCAAAGGTCAAGCAATCCCGAGATTCCTCTCAGGTATGCTTGGTGAAGTCTTCGATACCTCTACCGGGTTACTTAAAGAAGATGCAGATCTCTGCATTATTAAGAGTATCAGAAATGTGCTCTTATTCTTTAAGAAGATGCGTCTATCGCCCGAAAATGAAGAACTTCTTCATCGTAAGGCAGTGGATACATTTTACCAGTGTGATGTGGAAGCCGGTTCTGTTATACTGCAGGACCGTCAACGGCATCATCTGGAGCGTGTTTCCCGGCTCATTCTCAACACCCTAACTTATAAGGATGTATCAAATGCAGCCTATAGACACGGACCCGGTGGCGTTGAAGAGGGTTATTCAGCTAACCAGAAATGGAAAGCTTTGTCGAACTCGCTTAGGAATAGTGAGTTTGACGCCCTTGACTTCGGACTTGATGTTCAATCTCATTACCACAATCGGTATAGAGAAGCTGATCTTATCAGACTCTCTGGACGCGATAGACCCGTACACGGGGACGAATTACCCCATGGACGTGGTAGTAGTGAAGTTGAACTCCGAAGGAAACCCAAGGGTTTACCTCTCTTCAAGGAAGCTTCTAGAAGCAAAGCCAGACTAATCACCGTCTTGAAGAATTCTACTTCTCGACGGACAATTACGGTTGAACCGATGCTGAATCAGTTTATCCAGCAAGGCTTAAATACTGTTCTTCGGGATTCGATTTCCGAATGCAGTATTCTCCGTACTAGTCTCGCTTTATCCGACCAAAGCAAAAATCAAGAACTTGCTCTGGCCGGTTCCTTAACTGACGACTGGGCAACCATCGATCTGAAGTCCGCTTCCGATCTCTTGAGCGTTAAGCTCGTCGAGACCGTGTTCGGGCATCATAGTCAATTCTTTGACTATATGATGGATTGTCGTTCTACGCAGATATACTGTGACCGAAAGGAAACAGAGTACTTGCGTAAATTCGCCGGTATGGGAAACGCTACCACTTTTCCGGTACAATCAGTCTGTTTCGCGGCGATATCCATCGCGGCTATTCTAGACTTCGAAGGTTTATCACCTTCATACTGGAATTGTAGGCGTGCTTCTAGGCGTGTTCGCGTATACGGTGACGATATAATCGTATCACGCAAATACGCGCATCAGTGTGTGAACTGGCTTCAAGACTTTGGCCTAAAAGTCAATGTCAAGAAGAGTTTTCTAGAAGGAAACTTCAAAGAAAGCTGCGGTGTAGATGCTTTCAAGGGGGTAGACATAACCCCTCTGTACATCAAGCACCGGCCAGACCAACACTACTCGTCAGATCCTAGCATTATTGCCGGTTTCGTCTCGCTTTCCAACCACTTGTGGATGGAAGGCTTGTACAAAACTAGCACCTGCCTTCAAAACGACGTTGAGTCTCAATTAGGAAGGAGACTCCCCATAGTTTCGAGGGATTCTGGTTTGCTAGGGTGGCATACTCGCATTGATAGTTCTCATGCACACAAGTGGTGCACGAAAACACACCAGCTCTTGGTTAGAGCGATGTCGCTCTCTCCCGTTAAAAGGAGAGATCCTATCAGTGGATATGCCGCTTTGCTCAAGTACTTCTGCACATCCCAACGGAGTGTAGAAGGTGAGGAGACTTTCGCAAGTCGCCTCCATCAGCTCCTTTCACCACCGGTGAAGGATCCTGATCACTTGGACAAAACGCCGATTCGGTTTAAGAGCCGAATCAGGACGAGTTGGGTCCCTCTACGATTAGCTTCGTAGAGGTTAAGTCTTTTGTCAATCGACAAAAGCCAGAGACTGCTAACGGTGTGCCGGCGAAAGCCGGATAGGATCCCTTTTATTTGGGTCCTAAGCCCACCGAGCTCGGGGTTCGCGGGAGTGCCAT